GTATACAAGGGTATTGTCTGAGACCTATCAATTTTTTATTTATATTTATTTAAATTTAATTAATATTTTCTTTAAATTCTTATATAAATTTAAACATTCAGAGGATAAGATGCCAGAGATCCCTGAATAGATAGATCTGTAAATAGATTTTTAATAAGACCCAGAAGAATTGATGCAATACTGGAAATAAACTAGGCACAACTTCGGAATAGTAGGAGCATAGTAATCGAATAAATTCATGGGTTTCTTGCATGGATTACTAATAATCTTGTTAAGTACAATAAACTTTATATATGATACTTAAGAAGAAGTAAAATAAACATAAGTTACAGACTATGTGATATTATGCTTTTTGGTAATTATAGGAATTGGTAGATATAAATATTCACCATTCACAGGGGTTTTAAATTCAGTATTCTGGTATGTAATATGGTTATTTAGAGGATAGGCATGCGTACTAACATGGAGTTTCTGGATAGCCACTGATCTTAGCCTACTATACATTCTAGGATAAGTAATTTTTGTTATTTTTATACTATTTTTGGGAATGTATGTGAGTGGACATTTCCTAATGTTAATTGGGTTTACTTTATGTATTATCATAACTCTAGCATCTTTTGGAGTTAGTATAGTCTTAATACCAGTAATTATGACTGTAGGACATATAATGTTTTGTAGCTTCTATACATTATATAATAGATATGTTAGAGCTGTTGAAGCAGCTATTAACTTCCGTTTATAGGTATACTGGGAATTTTCTCGTATGATAGTATAAGGATTCCTATCACGTTTGATAGTTGGTGGGAATTGGAAAAAAGAAGTGTAAGTATCAGTAACAAAGGAATACACGAAAGTAAACGGGGTGGACGTATGGGGAATGCCAGACTGCAATTTAAAAAATAAAACGCAATATAATTATTGTATGACAAACGCGTTTGGTTATTTATTATAAGTGATACCAAAAGACTTTGATGACAAAGTGAACTAAACTAATTGCGTCGAAGAAGTTATTGCATAATACATAACTTTTGGGGCTTCTATATACAATAAATTCAGAGATTTTCCTTTCATAGCAGGGAAAGTGAAAAATACATCATATAGTGTGAAATTAATAAAAGATTTAGGATGTTTCTGGGAGAGAATGAAGATAAAGGACAAAGAATACACAAGATATGTATACAGATTTGATCTCAGAGATAGTGCGTTCGAAACTGATTAATTAAATAGTTTCGTATCCTAAATGGGAATTAATGTATAATATGTAAAAGGTTCAGAAGCAATTAAAAAAGATACGCATATTATAATTAAAAATTGTCATGCATATATAGTCCCTGAGAATTATTACAAGTATATAGATAGTAATTAAGAGGTGGAAACTCCGACTTAGAAATAAAAATAATAAGGTAAGTAAAAGAAAACCTCTAACAAACCTGATACACCTCACATCAATGGGAAGATCAAGCAATAAAATTCCTCATAATGGTCAGATACAACAAGTGAAAAATCAATATATTCATTTGAACCAGAATAAAAGAAAGAAGAAACATGGAAGGAAATGATTAGAAGATTGAGCAAAGACAAAAAAGCACGTTTTGTTTTTTGCAATTCTAAAGAGTATGAACAATCAGCTATTATTGGATAATTAGGATATGTGAAGAAATTGCCGGGAAATAAAGCAGTGTTGAGACAAGCAGATTTTAATGTAACTTTGGATGTATGCAATTTTCCAATAGATTATGATATGGACGAATTTCCTTTTGAAGAGAAGAAATAAATATGTTTCAATGTCTGGTTAGTTATACCTAAAGGGCCTGTGCCAACCATACCTGTATATACTCATAACTTACACATAATAGAAAAGGATGCAGTTATAGAACTAGAAATGGTAGAAAGATTGAAGTTTTTGATGACTGGTTTGAGCTTGACTGCAGATAATTTTACAGTAGTGAAAAACAGGTATTTAGAATATTTCAATAAACATGCGGTGTTAGATTTTAAACTTTAGGTATGTTATGATGTATATGGGGAGTTAGATGAAAGAGTTAATGATGCTCTACAATATATATTCAGAAGTAGTAGCGAAATTTTGAGAGTGCAAAATATCGAATTATCACAAAAGAAAGAATGGTGGAAGATACTAATGAGAAATAAAAATATGGAGATTTTTTCTCGTAATAGTCCTAAAGATGGAGAACTTCTATGGGAATATGTATATAGGTAATTAATTCCTGATAATAGTATCCTATCAAAAAGTATGTTTGTCATGATAATGAGCATACTAAGCTCTAGTGATGAGATTGTTGCTGAAGCATTCTTATAATGTTATCAAAGATTTATTGATAATTCAAAAAATTATGTTAACGATTATGTAGATAGTTTAGTAAACAGATTTTATGAACCACAATAAGTTTTTAGAGCCATTAGAAGAATTGGAGGATTAAGAAATGAATATTATCATAAAACTTGTGCTAAAGATTATGATATAATAAATACTAACCCATAAGTATTACAATCTATGACTTTCTATCATCCAATTACAAAAGAGAGATTAGGTTTATTGGACGGAGAATAGGTATTAGAGCTATACACACCTTTCTGCACTTGCGCAAAAAACGGATCAAAAAGACGAGTTACTGAAAAAATAGAGAACTTACCTTAATCAATAGCAGTAGCTAGTTACGCAGCTTGCCCTTTAAATGCTATATGTGCGATTATATAACGATAGGCAGCAAGTTTCTTATAACCAGATCCATTATGTGTCTAAAGATTCAAAAGATGGTATTAGAAATAAAATATGGAACAAGAATTTATAAGAGCGTTTGAATCACTAGATCATACTAAATATACTTTTGAAAAATACATAGACCATGTTAATGATTCAGATAAAAAGAAAGGTCTGAGATATGTAATGGGAAGGATCAAAAGCTTAATAACTAATTCAATTTCTTTAATAATGGGGTGTTTTCCAAAGACGGGTGAATGGTTTTTAAAACATATAAGATAGCCAATCACAAATATGAAGAATAGATCAAGAAACATATGTAATCCTTCAGATGAATTACTAGGGGTATGTAATCATATTAATTATATAGGTTTAGCATGCTTGAAAAAAGTTTGTCCGGAATATGCATCATACAGGAATAATGAGGAATTACAATAGTTGATATATGAGGCATGGTAGGAAATTAGCAGATATGGAGAACCCTTCGCCATATCTACAGATTTTAGTTCACATGATTCTAATTAACATACTTGTTTATTAGAAATAGTAGACAA